CGAACCCGTGGAAAATCACGAACAAGAGGCAGAAGTACGCGCCAACGCTTTCGTAGACGCGTCTGCTGTGCAGGGCAAGCTTTCTAAATCAGAGGAGCGCAACCTTGCCAAATTTAGCCTTATCAAGGCCATCAACGAAGCCCGCAGCGGTAAGCTTACCGGCGTAGAAGCCGAAGTTAACCAGGAAGGCATGAACGAAAAGCGCAAGCTTGGAGTAGAGGCACGCGATATGCACGCCATCAACCTGCCCGAAATGCTGCTTAAGCGCACCCAAACTGTAACCGGCGGAACCGGCGGTAACCTTGGTGGCGATTTGGTATTTACGGACCCAGGACGTTACATCGACTTTTTGTACCCGAACACTCCGCTTTTGTCGCAGGTATCGGTAGCTGAAAACCTGGTTGGTAACGTAGATTTTCCGAAGCAAACGGCTGCCTATAACCTTAACTGGCAGACGGAAACCGGCACGGACACTGCTCAAGACCTTACTTTCGACAAAGTAACCATGAGCCCCAAGCGTGCGGTAATCACTGCTTCTATGTCAAACCAGCTGCTCCGTCAAGAGTACAGCCGCGGCATCGAGCAGCGTATCATCAACCAGCTCAACCTTTCGTTTAACAAAGGCCTGGAAAACGTAATCCTCAACGGCACCGGTTCTAGCAACCAGCCCAGCGGTATCTACGTAGAGCTTGCAGCTCAAGCTTTGACCATCGGAGCCATCGACTACGCCGACCTTATCGCTTTCGAAAGCGCTTTGGCTAACGCCGACGCTTTGACCGGTAACCTGGCTTACGTTACGCACCCCGCTGTTTTGGCTAAACTGAAGCAGACCAAGCTTGACGCTGGTTCAGGTCGTTTCCTCGTTGAGGGCACGCTTTCACCAGTTCAAACTGCTAACGGTTACAACATCCTTTCGACGACCTTGTCGCCTATCTACACGACCCCGAACCCGGACGAGTACGGTATGATTTTCGGTAACTGGTCTGACGTGCAGGTTGGATTTTGGGGCGGTGCTACCCTTATGGTAGACCCCTACACCAACATGAAGTCGTCTATCGTTGAGGTTTACCTGGAGCGCTTCATGGACGTAGCCGTTCTGCGTAACGAATCGTTTGCAATCGCAAAAGATATCACTATCTAAACATGGTAACGGTTAGCAGTTATACGCCGATTTCGGTAAACCTTACCGAACTTAAGGCCTTTTGCCGCGTAGACGGGAGTGCAGATGACGCACTCCTAACTATGCTTTTTGGCGCAGCGGTCGAGGAGTTTAACAGCTACACCGGCTACCGTTTAGGTGCTACAACTGTAACAGTGGACACCACGGGGGAAGCGAGCTATACGCTCCCCCTGGGTCCGGTTACGGCTATCACTAGCGTTACGGCATACGACGACGAAGGCAATGCCACCACTTTGGCCCTTTACACGGATTACGATTTTATCAATACCGTAATCACCCTAGACGAGGTACCCCCGCGTATGCGGATTATTTACACCTGCGGCGACACCAACCCGCCCGCAGACATCAAACACGCGCTGTACCAACGCGTTAAATTTGGTTACGACTACGGCGATGACTTGCCGTACAATACAAACCGCTTCTTCGACCGCCTAGCATTCCGCTACCGCCAAAACTTTAGCTAATGCTGGACCTACGCGTAGAGCTTTTCCAGCCGACTACGGCACCGAACGAAAGCGGGCAGGTGATTAAAACCTGGACCAGCGCCGGCACGTTTTACGCTGGCCGCGAGGTATTGCCGCAGGCCGGTGGCGAGGGTATGCCATACAATCAAATGGAAAGCACAGCGGTCTACACCTGGCGCTTACGCTATGGCAATGCAGTCCGCCCCAACTGGCGCCTAGTTTTTGGCGCTGAAGATTACGATATAATCAGCGTCGTGCCCGAAGGGCGCCGCCGTTATTTGCTGGTTAAAACCCGACTGCGGGACAATGGCACGCGGTAATACGATATACATAAAGAGCCAAAGCGGTAGGGTTGAAAGCTTCGACCAGTTTCGAGAAAAACTAAAATCTTTAGGCACTAGCGAAACCCTGCGTTTCCGTGAACTGCGACAGCTGCTTTCAAAAGAGGCACGTCCTTTAATGACGAGGGCGCGCCTAGAAGCTTACAAGGGCAGCACTAAAAAAGGCAAGGGGGCCCTGCGCCAACGCGCTAAAGGCAACTACACAAGGTTCTACAACCTTTATAAAAGTATTGATATTTTCCCGAACAAAGGAACCGAAAAAGCCTACGTTGTAGTAGGCCTGGACGGGTACAAGGGGGCATACTACGCCAACTGGCAACTATTTGGCGGAGCCAGGGCCGGACGCAGGGGTAAAAAGTACGAGGAAATAACAACCAAAAAAGGCAGGGCTAGCGGCTACGCCATATACCGTGCGCACATGGATAGCGGCGTAGTCAAGCGCAAGGGTCTTCCGGCAAAGCGCTTTTTTGACAAAGCCCTAGCAAATAGCAACGTACCTGCGCGTTCTCAAAAACTTATAACTAACTTTGTACTGAAACGTATTAAGGATACCCTGCGGTGAACTATTTAAAGTACATATACGACGCGGTTAATGCCAGTACGGCAACGCCAGTGTACAGCTACGCAGCCCCGCAGGGCGTAGCCGAAGATTTTATCGTAATCCAGGTTAACGGCGTAGCAGTTAGCGAAACCAAAGACGAGTACAAAGCCGAGCGCGTAGCGGCTACGCTTTTCATGCACTACGCAGACGCCGACGAGGCGCAGGACCAACTGTCCCGCATACGCCACAACCTGCAACACTACCCGCGCGTAATGCCGCTGTACGAGCAGTACGTAACGGGCGACCTTGGCACGCTTGAAGGCGAGGACTGCGCGGCCGAGCAAATGGGCGTAGCGGCAGAAACTACTTTTACCCTGGCCTTTATGGACGGGTTGCAAATGTTCTACAACGAAGACAACGAAACCGTTATACTAGCGGCAGATTTCACTTTTTTAATCAATTACTAAAATGGCTACATTAAGCGGCGGCGAAGTTCGCCTATTCATGAGCGTGGACGGCGGAACGACCTACAAAGCGTTTGCGTCGGAAACCGAAACCAGCTTCGAAATGAACGCGGAAACGCGCGAAACGACGAGCAAAGACGCGGCAGTTTTCCGCACCTACGTAACGAGTGCCAAAGCATGGAGCATTTCCGGCAGCACCATTATGGACGACGACAACGCTTCACTGTGGAACGTAGACGAGCTTTACGGCAAGGTTGGCGATATTGTCAAGCTTCGCATTACGCAGGTGGCAGCTGGCACGGTTACTCCGGTAGCTGGCGAAACCAAAATCGAAGGCGACGCTATTCTTACGCAGCTTTCAGTATCTACCCCGGACAAAGACAACGCCACGGTAAGCTTCACGCTTAACGGTACCGGCGCCTGGACCGTAGGAACCAACTAATAAGCAAAGCGATGGAAGGGAAAAAGTCGAGTTTAAGGCTATGGCAGGGACTTGGGATATTTCCGAACTTACCCAGCGGCTTAACGGCCCTTTTTCCCAGCCGGCGGTCCAGTAGACGTACTGGGCCAGCTGGTGGGGCGTATAGGCCTAGCGCCTAGCGAAGCCAAAAGCTTGACGCACGCGCAGCTCGAAGCTGTAATGCGCCACGCGGTAGAGGCCGAAAAAGAGGATTGGAAACGTACCCGCTGGCTAGCAGCCGTGCTAGTCAACATAAGCGGCAAAAGTGTAAAAAAGGTCGTTAATGAAACCGACCTACTTAAATTTGAAGACGAACAAAAAGTAAGCAGCCTACGGGCATTATTGCAGAGCCATGGCAAACGACGTAACGAGTAAAGTTATATTTGGGCTAGACCCCAGCGAGTTCCGCCGTGGCATTCAGCAAGTGGATGCCAAGCTAAAGGAAACCAGCAAGCTGTTTAGCAACCTGGGCCAGGTAATTGGTTTGGCTTTTGCCGGCCAGCAAATTACGTCCTTTGCTATGGAAGCCATGCGCCTAGGGGACGAGCTTACCAAAGTAGAGGCCGGTTTTAAGCGATTTGGCAGCGCTTCGGACTTGCAGGCGTTGCGCGCATCCACCAACGGCCTAATAAGCGACCTAGACCTAATGAAACGCGCCACAAGCGCGGGCAACTTTGGCATAGGCGTAAAGGAGTTGGGAACGCTTTTAGAGTTCGCCAAACGCCGCGCACAAGAAACCGGGCAAAGCGTTGATTACCTAGCCGAATCCATTGTAATGGGTATCGGCCGTAAGTCGCCGCTAATCCTCGACAACCTGGGCATTACGGCAGCACAGTTACGCGAGAAGCTTAACGGCGTAAGCGTAGAGGCTGCGAGTATTGGCGACGTGAGTAAAGCCGTAGGCGAAATTGCACGCAAGCAGCTGGAGCTTATGGGCGAAGGCGCGGTAACGGCCAGCGACAAGATTACCCAGCTAACCAAGCGCTGGGAAAACTTAAAAGCCAAAGTCGGACAGTTTGCGCAGACGTCCTTACTTTACGCAGCCGAGGCAGCATCCTTGCTGCTCACGGGCAAAACCATGGGTGGGCCTGGCAACTTTATTAGCCCAGGCGCCACGGAACCAAACCTGCCCCAGGGGCCCAGCGTTTTTAATTTTGGGGCGCAGCCCGAACGCAACCTTGTGTTGCTGCGTGAAAACCTTAAAAACCTTACCGCCGAGTTTGAGGGTGTGCAGATTGGTAGCACCCGTTTTTACGAGCTGAAAAAGCAAATAGAATCGGCCAACAACGAAATTAAAAAGCTTACCGAGCCGGTTAAAAAGGTTTTTGTAGTGCCAACGGCCGAAGCGTCCAAGTTCGTTACCAAAGGCCTGGCGCCAATTAACACGCAGCTAGTGTACACTGACCGCGTTTTGCGTAGCAGCGTTATTCCCGCATACGACGAAATGGCGCGCATGATTGCTGGAGCCAAAGACCAAATGGAATTAGCCGCCCTACAAATGAGCCTGCTAAACCAAATCGGCGCGCAGTTTGGGCACATTTTCGTAAGCAGCTTTAACGCTGCCATGGAAAACGGTACAAACTTTTTCGAGGAGCTAGGCAAAGCCCTTAAAAACTACATTACGCAAATGCTAGTAGCCGTAGGCGTAACCGCGGCCCTAGCGGCGATTATGAGTACCTTCATGCCAAACCTATCATTTGGCAAAGCGTTTAAAGGAATTGCCGGCGGCACTGGCCTTGGCAGCATCTTTGGCGAAGGCGGAATTATTGAGCTTGTAGGCAGCTTAAAAGGCTTTGACCTGCAAATGGTTAGCAAGCGTACGGACACCTTTTTAAGGGCTACTAACTAATGGCAAAGCAGCGTTTCGCCTGGTCGGATTCCAAGGGCTACACCATTAAGCTTTTTGCCGACACCGACCAAATCAGTTATAACCCGTTTGAGTTTAACACGGCTAGCTGGTCCGTAACGTACGACGCGCAGGATGCCTACGTACCCGGCATAGTGCCTAGCCGCATGGAATTACAAGCCGAGTTAGGCACTACGGCTTTTAGCCTTGCGCTGGAGCAGGTGGCCAAAGATTCCGACGGCATTTTTTACATGGAGCTATGGAAAGGCTTGTCGAAAGAGTGGGCCGGAGTTGTTACCCCACCAGCGTGCAGCATTGAGGTAACGAACGGCACGCGGTTTATGACCATAATTGCCGTAGACGGCTTTTACAAGCTAGACCTGCCCAGCTCAATGTACACATTTGCCGGCAACAAACGCCTAATTGTGCAGATAGGCGATATTTTTACGCGCCTGGACCTCGAGCGTTTATTCGACGGCATAGCGGTAAGCGACACCACGCGCCAGGGTTTGGAAACCTTTCCTTTCCAGTACGACGGACTGTACAACACCCTTTCGCAGCACGCGCTTTTTTACTACGACGAGAACAAAAACTACCGGACCTACCGCGAGGTCATAAATGATATTTTGGTGTGCTTTGGCCTGCGTATGTATCAAGACAAAGGGCACATAGTATTTCAGGACTTTACACGCGTCAACGACCCCACGTTTAGTTTTTACACCATGGCCGGTACCTTTTTAGTGCGCAGGTCGTTTACTAGCGTGCAGACCCTACCGGTGCAGTCCGGCGGTACCAAAATGTACCTACCGGCCATTAAGCAGTTTGATATAGTCCATGAGTACGGCAGCACGCAGTTTGCCTTTCAAGACACGCTGCGCCTGGTCCAGCACACGGTAATTACCGGCACCAGCTCAAACCCCGTATATACTACCGCGCAGGGCATACCCTTGGGCAGTTACGTTGGCGACGGTACTACGCATTTCGACTTTTTTGGTACGACTATGCGCACCCGCGCCAGTTACGACGGAACCTATAACAGCCATTATACAATAGAATTTAGGCTATGGCTGGTGTACGGGACGCAAAGCACGAACGCTAGCACTTGGGGCACTAACTTGTACATGGCCTTTCAAGAAAGCGGGAACATTACCGCAGGCGGAGTGCCAGGCGTTATTAACGTGGAGCACAATTTAAATAACTACCACTTGCCAGCTACGCCAGCTTTGGGACGCGACCAGGTATGGATTTATTTAGAGGTAGTACAAACCGATGGCGACAGCCTAGGCCTTTCTGCGCCGACCATGAAATACGATATACGCCTAGATGGCACCGGGCAGAACCAAACCACGTACCGAGCAGACAACAGTGCGCGGATTATGGGAGAAAAGGTGGAGCTGCGCACGCGTTTGGGCGATATTACGGCAGGCACCCCAAGCACCCAGGCACTACTTTACCCGGCCGGTAATAACATTGACGACTGGATAGAGTACCGCTTCGACGGTGGCACCAGCGTAAGCACGTTTAACGCCCTTTTGCAGATTACGGCCCAGCGCCTAAACATGCAGCGCGGCCAGCCGCAAGAGTATTACGAAATTGATATGCACGGCACGGCACGCTTTACGCATTTCGGGTACTGGGGCTTAAGCTATTATATACCCATTTCGCTAACCTACACCTGGGACAGCTGCCGGGCTACTTACGTGCAGTTTTTCAGCTACGAACTGGTACCTAACAATTTGCTGGTCAAACGTCCGACCTTTGAACTAGAAGCGTAATGCAGCAAACTAATTACTTACCCCCGAACCTAGCCT